AGTTAATTATAGTTTTATAGTAATGTAATAATGTAATTATTAATTATGTAAATCATAGTATGATGGAGAGGGGAATAGTATGAACTATAAAAGTATATTTTCAAAGAGACTCTCCGAATCAGCATCATCATGTATGGTAATGATGACACAAGGTAACTTACTCACCATGACTCTAGGTCATTGGGGTAAAGCATTAGAAGTAGGAGTAATAGCATCTCTTGCTACATTAATAGTAATAATCTATGGTAATAAGGAATGGCAACATAATAAGTATGCTATGTCAGGAGCTATAGGTTTCTTTACTGTCTTTGCTGATATGGTAGCACACCCGTCTAGTTTTGGTGGTGTAACTACAGAAGCACTGGCTACTGGACTAGGAGCAGGACTACTCTGTTTAGTTATGTCTTACGTATATAAAAAGGAGCTATAAGAAATAGCTTGACTTTCTTTAAGTCTTGTGTTATAATATTAGTATGAGTAAAAAATCGTTTAAGGACAAACTGGGTAGATATCGTACTCAATCTCTTTTTTGGGAGATGAGAAATTCATCGCTATCTTTAAAAGGTATTGCAATGCTACCACCTATTTGGTGTATGAAAGACTATGACCTTGTTAAAGGCGATAAGACCTATCCGTCTCTTAAGAACATATATATGTCTTATGAGCACGTTCCAGGATACGAGTATGACTTTGCTTTAGATAACCTAGGGTCTTGGGATCACTGGTTAAAGCTATGTAACGACACAACACCACAAATCAAAGATATGATTAAAGGCTGGAGAGATGAGTTAGATATTAAACTCAAGGCAGTTGGGATCAAGGCTATCATTGCCTCATCATTAGATAATGATGCTAAGGGTCTTCAGGCTAGTAAGTATCTTGTAGAAAAGGGTTATGCTGTCAAAAAGGCAGGTCGCCCTTCCAGGGAAGATGTCGAAAGAGAACTTAAAACAGATGCTAGAGCAGCTAAACAACAACAGGCTGACATGGACCGAATAGGTTTAAAAATCATTAAAGGAGACAAATAATGGCAACACAAAAGAAATTTAACCCAAAAGCAAAAACTAAAAAAGTACCAGTTAAAAAATTAGCTAAGGCAGCAATTACACTGTTAGGTCCAGGTAAATTTGGTGTAGCAGCTAAAGCAGGAACTAAGGCTGTTAAACATTTAGTTAAGCAAGCTAAGGCAAAAAAATTAGGTAAAGCTGCAGTTAAAAAAGCTAAAAATAATAAAACTGTTTCACCATACTCTAACACCAAAAATCAAGCTGGTTATGATAAAAACTTTGATCCAAAAGCTACACGAAACTATATAAGCAAAGAAAACAAAAAAATTAAATCAGCATTTGACTATATGAACAAAAACCCTAGAAAAAATCCAAGTAGTGCAGAAGAATATGTATTTGAACATCGTGAGTATATAGAAAATGCTTTATCTAATTTTGCAAAAAGTTTTAGCAAGACTCAAATGAGAAAAGCAGCAAAAAAAGTATTAAAAAAATAAATCATTAAAGAGGACAAGTAATGCCATTACCATTAATACCAATTGCAGCACATATTGCACGAGTAGGAGCCATTTCAGTTCTTAAACACCTAACAACTAGAAAAGCTAAACAAATAGCAGTAAAAAAGATAGTTAAACAGAATCTGGCTAAGGGTAATTTAAAATTAAAACCGAAACAATCTGTCTTACCTTTTAAAAATCAAGTAGCTCCAGGAAAGGGAAGTAAGGCAAAGATAGATAAAATACTTAATACAGGGCAACCACCTGGATATAATTGGAGAAAACCTAATAAATTATTAAAGAAAAAGTATAGAAATTTAGTAAAGAAACCATGGCAAGATATACTTAAAAAATAGTATGCCTTATACTTATACATCAGGACCTAAAAAAGGACAACGTAATTATACTGCAGAACTTGCTTGGGAGAAAAGAAATCCAGGGAAGAAGAGACAGGCTAAAAGAGTAAAAAGAAATAAATGTAGGGTTCTGAAAGGAGCTAAAGTAGGAGATGGTAAACATTGTGATCATAAAGATGGTAATGCATTAAATAATAAACGAAAGAATCTTAGATTAGTATCAGCTAAGACTAATCTAAAGAAAGAAGCAAAATCAAAAAAACGTAAATCAAGGAAAACATAAATGGCTAAAATAACACTCCCCACCATTGCAGCAGGCTTTGCTAGTAACACAGCCTTTAATACTGCTTTTGATGCATTAGAAGCAGAGTTCCAGAACAAAGTATTATATAGAAATAATACTTCTGGTGAGACTAATACTATGTCTCAAGCTCTGGATATGAATAGCCAAGCTATTAATAACTGTGCTATGCTTACAGCAACAGGACTTACTATTGGTGGAGTTAGTCTTACAACTAAAGTAGCTGAAGCAGCCGCATCAGCAACAGCAGCCGCAGCAAGTGCTACAGCAGCAGCTAGTTCTGCAACAGCAGCATCAAGTTCAGCTACAGCTGCAGCAACATCTGCAACATCTGCTGCTACAAGTTATGATAGTTTTGATGATAGATATTTAGGATCTAAAAGTTCTGCACCTACTGTAGATAATGATGGAGATGCTTTAATAACAGGAGCTCTCTATTGGAATACAACTTCTAATGTAATGAGTGTAAGGACTGCTGCAGGAGCATGGACTATATTTGTTCCCTCTGCTTCTGAACTAGCTGATATTGCTGCTCTAGCTCCAGCTGCTGTAATTGCAGATATGGATCTCTTAGGAACTTCTGCTAACGTTACTGCTATGGGTTTACTAGGAGTAGCCTCAGTTATAACAGATATGAGTATTTTAGGAACTGCTGACGTAGTTACTGATATGAATGTTCTAGGTACTGCCGATGTAGTAACAGACATGAATGTTTTAGGTACTTCAGCTAATGTTACAGCAATGGGTCTTTTAGGAACATCTGCTGTAGTAGCTAATATGGCTACAGTTTCAGCTAATGTAGCTGGTGTAAATAGTTTTGCTGACTTATATAGAGGAGCCTCAAGTGCAGCACCTACAGGTACAATTACTACAGGTACTTTATATTATGATACAGATGCCCCTGCTCAATTATATGTATGGGATGGTTCAGCATGGCAAGCAGCAGCTTTCTCAATAACAGGAACAGTAACTGCTTTTAATACTAGAACTGGTGCAGTAACATTATCAAGTGCTGATGTTACTGGTGCCTTATCTACAGGAGCAATTGCTACAGCTAAGATTGCAGATGATGCAATTACTGCTGATAAATTAGCTGACTCAATCAATACAGAAATAACTGCTAATACAGCTAAAGTAACTAATGCTACACATACAGGTGATGTAACAGGGGCAACAAGTCTTACTATTGCAAGTGATGCAGTAGTAACTACAAAGATACTAGACTTAAATGTAACAGAAGGTAAATTAGCAAATAACGCAGTTACTCTAGCTAAAATGGCTCATGGTACAGATGGTGAATTAATTACTTATGATGCAACAGGAGCTCCCGCTAATGTGCCAGCAGGTAATTCAGGAGACATCTTAACTTCAGCAGGTGCTGGTGCAGTACCAACTTTTCAAGCTGCTGCTTCAGCAGATGTATCTAAAATAGTTGAGTCGTTCCCACTAGCTTCTGGTGGTGCAGTAACAGCAGCTAGAGGTGTATCAGTAAATACAAGTGGTGAAGTTGGAATACTACCAACACTAAATACATTAGGTAGTATAGTTGCAGGATTTACAAATGGAACTGATGTTGGACAAGCAGATGGTTTTACAGCAGATGGTTCAAAACAAATTAGATATGTTCTGTCTGGAACTACAACAAGTCAAATTGGAACTATAACAGGATATGCTATTAATGACTCAGGAGTTCTGTCTACTGGTGGCACTACAGTAACATTACCTATGCCAATCTTTGTAAGTAGTGGTGTAATTATGAATTTTGCCAACTTTAAGTCTATAGCTATAGATAATGATAAAGTCCTAGTTTTATCTGGTGGTGCTTCTACTACAAATGGTACTGGTGGTACTGGTGGTGGTAGTGCAGAAACTCAAGCAGCATTTCAACTTAATATTTTAACAATCGCTGATAATGGTGATGTAACAAAATCTGCTGATTTATTAAGTTATACTTCTGGTCCACATACAGGCACTTGGCCAACTTATTGGTATACTGGATTAGCTAAAGTATCTGACACTGTTTATACATTATCTGTTTATAATGATAGGGCACTATCCCCTGGAGTTTGGAAAAAAACTTTAACTATTTCTGGAGCAACACTATCTTCTAGTGCAGATGATACTGAAGGATATGATTTAACTCTCCCTTTCGAAGGTTATGGTTCTACTATTAATGCATCTTGTGGAACACAGCAATATTTAGGTTCTCCTGGTCTTACTTTTAATGATGGGGCAAATCCAACTACTCTAACAACAGGTAATAAAGTTGTTAAAATGACATCTAATAGTCCAGCATATCAAGTATCAAGTTATAGTACAAATGATATTGGTACACCAACCTCTACAACAATAATTACTGATAATTTTGATACAGATATTCAATGGTGGTTTTTAGACAAACTTCATGTAATGGCATCATATAAATTAACAGGCACTCAAGAGCAGGTATATAGAACATTCATAATTGATGCTACTACTGGTGCTTTAACAAGTACATATTTGTATAATACAGGAGCAACTAGGACAGGGTCTAATGAAAAAGCCCTTTCTTATTGTATTGCTCCTAGAAGAAATACAACGGCTGCGGCTCAAACATTAGTTGGAACTAATTTTTACGACGCAGATACAACTCTTAATTATGTTAATAGTATGTCAGTAGATATTAATGGACAAATCTTAGGGTTTAATACAGGGACTTTAATGAATTCAGTTTCTGGTATGTCGCAAGAAGTACCAGTATATCTTAGTGACACTGCATGGGGTTCATCTTATGTAGCAGGTAATATTAGATACTTCCAACCATATACAGTTAATGCTGCTTCAACACCTGCTTATAATCATGTAGGATTTGCTGCTGCAACTTCAAGTTCAGGTGCACAAAATATTACTGTAGGTGGTGTAGCTACTGGATTTACTGGTTTAACTATAGGAAGTTTGTATTATACAAATACAACATTTACTGGAGAAGTAACAACAGACTCTTCATCAGGCAATCTTGTTGGTAAAGCAATTTCCGCAACTGAAATATTATTAAATAGGGACTCATAATAATGCTAATGACTAAAGAAGAAGCAAAAATAAAATTAGAGGAAACTGATTGGTCTGTTCTTTCTGATGTAAATCTAACAACAGCTAGTAAAGCAGAATTTATTAATTATAGATTTTGTTTACGTCAAGTTATTATATCAGGGTTTGATAGTTTAAACATGGAGTTTCCAGAAAAACCAAGTCCAACTTGGCAAAATGAATAATGACACTTACTGATAATGCAGTTATTAAAATAAAAGATTTAATTGCTGAAGAAAATAATCCTAATATTAATTTAAGGGTTTATGTTCAAGGTGGTGGATGTTCTGGTATGCAATATGGATTTACATTTGACGAAGAAATTAATGAAGATGATACAAAAGTTAAGAAAGATGATTGTACAATATTAGTAGACCCAATGAGCCTGCAATATTTACAAGAAGCAGAAATAGATTATAAAGAGTCATTACAAGGCTCTCAATTTCAAATACATAACCCTAGTGCTAAAGCATCTTGTGGTTGTGGAAGTAGTTTCGCAGTCTAATGTCTTATAGTCAAAAAGTATTAGACCATTATGAGAACCCAAGAAATGTAGGTTCTTTTGATAAGTCTGACTCTAATGTTGGAACTGGAATGGTAGGTGCTCCTGCTTGTGGTGATGTTATGAAACTACAAATTAAAGTAGATAATGATGTTATAACAGATGCGAAATTTAAAACTTATGGATGTGGTTCAGCAATTGCATCAAGTAGTTTAGTTACAGAATTATTAAAAGGTAAGACATTAACAGAAGCACAGGATATAAAAAATACAGACATTGTAGAAGAACTAGCTTTACCGCCAGTAAAAATACATTGTAGTGTTTTAGCAGAGGATGCAATTAAAGCAGCAATAACGAATTTTAAGGAGAAATAAAGTGGCATCATTACTAGAAAGAAGCCATGCAAAAGCTAAAGCTTATAAAGCTAAAAAAGATATGCAAAAGAGGCAGGTTCATCAGTTCTTTTCTGATGGTTTTCTTAAGAAACCTAGGTCAAAGTATTTACAAACCGTACCTAATACATCAAAATCTGTTAATAAGTTGAAGAAAGGACGAGTACCATATAAAGGAAATAGTAGTTACTTAAAAGAATTAAGAAAGCTTAAACTATATAAAACCTAATTTTAAGGAGAAATAAAAATGGCAAAAACCAAAAAAACACCATTTGAGTTACACGGGAAAGAGTACTTTGTAGAAGATTTAAATAAAGAACAAACAGTAATGTTTCAACATATTGGTGATTTAGAAAGAAAGACTAATCAATTGTTATTTAATTTAGACCAACTAAATACAGGTAAAGAAGCTTTTCTTTTAAAACTACAGATAGCATTAACAACTAAGGAGAAGTAATTGGAACATCTATTATATATTATTATTATTTTATACATTTGGGAAGAATATTTAGAATTTCATTGGTTTACATTATACTATAGTATTATAAACACATATCAAGATTTAGCTCCTAAAAGCTTAAAAGATATACCATCTTGGTTAAAGAATAGAGTATGGGTTTGGATAAAGAGTAAACTGTAATTGAAAAATGATTTAATAAGAGAAGCAGCAGAAGCGGATCTTATAACATTTATTAAGTTAGTTGCTCCACATATATTGTATGGTGCATTACATGAAGAACTTATATCATGGTGGAGTAGACAAGAAGCTAAAGATAATCAGTTAGTATTACTTCCTCGTGGACATATGAAGAGTAAACTAGCTGCTTATAGGACTGCTTGGTGGATAACTAAGCATCCTGAAACAACTGTTCTTTATGTATCAGCAACAGCTGATTTAGCAGAGAAACAGTTATATGCAATTAAACAGATAATAGATTCACCAATCTATCATAGATACTGGAGTAATATGATTAATCCAGAAGAAGGGAAACGAGAAAAGTGGGCAGTAGCTGAAATAGCTATTGACCATCCTCAACGTAAACTGGAGGGTATAAGAGATGCTACTTGTAAAGCTGTTGGTCTTACTAGTAATACTACAGGCTTCCACGCAGATATTGTCGTACTTGATGACATTGTTGTACCAGGAAATGCCTATACGGAAGAAGGTAGAGAAAAGGTAAGTAATGCTTATTCACAGTTAGCTTCTATTGAAAATCCAGGAGCACAGGAATGGGTTGTAGGAACTAGGTATCATCCCCGTGATATATATGATACTATGATTAATATGAAAGAAATCTATTATGATGATGCAGGAGAAGTACTCGAAGAGAAGGAAGTATACGAATTGTTCCAACGAGTCGTAGAAACAGACGGAGAGTTTTTATGGGCTAAAAGGACAAGGAAAGATGGAAAAGCATTTGGATTCGATAGTAAAGAGTTGGCTAGGATTAAGGCAAAATATATTGATACAACTCAGTTTTATGCACAGTACTATAATGATCCAAATACTACTGAAAGTGCCAGGATTAATAAAGAGAGTTTTCAATATTTTGATAGAAAGGTTTTAACTAATAATGAAGGTGATTGGTATATAAGGGATAGAAAATTAAATGTCTACGCTGCTATTGATTTTGCATTCTCTTTAAGAAAGGGTGCCGATTATACTGCTCTAGTAACTATAGGTGTAGACCACCAAGCTAATTATTATGTTCTAGATATAGATAGATTTAAAACAGAAAGAATTGTAGACTATTATAAACATATAGTAACTGCTTGGGAAAAGTGGGGATTTAGAAAAATACGAGCAGAGATAACAGTAGCTCAACAAACTATTGTAAAAGAATTAAAAGATAGTTATCTTAAACCTAATGGAATACCTTTATCAATAGATGAGTTTAGACCTACAAGACATCTAGGAGATAAAGCTCAAAGGGTTGGTTCAGTACTAGAACCTAAGTATGATAACTTACAAATATGGCACTATAAAGGTGGTAATTGTCAATCGTTAGAGGAAGAGTTAGTAATGGTGCATCCTCCTCATGATGATATTAAGGATGCTTTATCTAATGCAATAAGTATTTCAATAATACCTAAGTTAAGATCAAGTAGAAATTTAAATAAAATAACAAATGTATCAGTACACTCTAGATTTGGTGGAGTTTCTTATTAAGGAAAAATTATGGCAGGAAGAGTAGCAGAACTTAAAGAAATGTTGCAGAAAGATGGCTTTGCAAGACAACTTGCCGGGTTATATAATAATTGGTGGGTGCAACGTAATGGTAAAGAGGTTGAATGGAGAGAGTTAAGAAATTATCTTTTTGCTACTGATACTACAACTACAACAAATGCCAAACTACCTTGGAAGAATAAAACTACGGTACCCAAACTTACTCAAATCAGAGATAACCTACATGCTAATTACATGGATGCGTTATTTCCAAATGATAACTGGATGAAATGGGAAGGGAATACTAATGATGCTATTACAGTTAAAAAGCGTAAAGCTATTGAAGCCTACTTAAAAACAAAACTTAAAGAATCAAACTTTCAAACTATAATCTCTAAATTAGTTTATGATTATATTGATTATGGTAATGCTTTTGCAGGAGTTGATTATGTAGTAGAATCACATATTGATCCTATGACAAAAGAAACAATATCTACTTATAAAGGTCCTAAATTATTTAGAATTTCTCCATTTGATATAGTTTTTAATCCAATAGCTGTTTCTTTTAGTGAGTCTCCAAAATTTACTAGATATTTAAAGACTATAGGAGAATTAAAAAAAGACATTCAGAATAAACCTGAATTAAATTATATTTCTAGTGTTTTTGATGAAGTAATTCAAGTTAGAAAATCTATAAGTCTATTTAGAATGGAAGATATTAATAAAGCTGATCCCTATATAGTAGATGGCTTTGGTACTTTACAAGAGTACTATCAATCTGGTACTGTAGAATTACTAGAATTTGAAGGAGATATTTATGATGAAACTAATGATAAACTTCTTGAGAATAGATTAATTACTATTGTTGATAGAACCCATATACTTAGAAATATAGAGAATCCATCTTATACTGGAAAAGATAATAAATCACATGTAGGCTGGAGAGAAAGACCTGATAATTTATATGCAATGGGACCTCTTGATAATCTTGTAGGTATGCAATATAGAATAGATCATTTAGAAAACTTAAAAGCAGATGCTCTTGATTTAACTATACATCCACCAATTAAAATTACAGGAGATGTCGAACCTTTTGAATGGGGTCCTGAAGCAACAATTCATATCCCAGAGGATGGTAATGTAGAAATGCTTCCTCCTAATCCAGCTGCCTTCCAAGTTAATAATGAAATAGCAGATATATTAGCTTTAATGGAAGAAATGGCTGGGGCTCCTAAAGAAGCTATGGGCATTAGAACTCCAGGTGAAAAGACTGCTTTTGAGGTTCAACAATTACAAAATGCTGCAGGTCGTATTTTCCAAAACAAAATTAAAAAGTTTGAGATAGAATTTTTAGAACCCATCTTAAATAATATGTTAGAATCTGCTAAACGTAATCTTGATGTTGTTGAAATAGCCAAGGTTATGGATGATGATTTTGGAGTTACTGATTTTATATCTATAACAAAAGAAGATATTACTGCTAAAGGTAAAATAAGACCTATAGGAGCTAGACATTATGCAACTAGAGCACAGTTAATACAAAATATGTTAGGTATATTTAATAGTCCTTTAGGACAAATAATTGGACCACATTTATCAGCTAAAAAACTTGCTAGAATGGTTGAAGAATATATGGGTTTTGAACAATTTGAATTTATTCAAGATAATGTAGCTGTTTTTGAACAAGCAGAAACACAAAAATTAGCTCAAGAAGTTCAACAACAAGTACAAGGAGAACAACAAGAACCCTTAGAAGAAGGATTGTTAGAAGCAGGAATGGCTGAAGCAGGTCTCCAAGAAGAACAAGCAGAAGATTCTGATATACCTATTCAACAATAGTTACTTGACTTTTAAAAGGATTTATGATATAATATTAGTATGATAGATTTAAAATCAGAAAAGGGCAAAGCCCTTACAAAGATAGAAGCTTTTAGAGAAATAAGAGCTTACTTAGAAGATCAATTTGATCTTGCACAACGAAAGTGTATGGATGAAGAAAACTTTAGTAAACCTTGCTGGTCTGAGTTTCAAGCTTACCAAAGAGGATTACAAAGAGCATACACTAAATTATTAAATGTAATACCTGACCAAGGAGATAAGCAACATGGAAGAGAAAGTAAAAACTGAAACAACTGAAACCCCTGTAGAGCCAAAGACAACTGAGGCTGTACAAACAGATACTCCACCAAAGGCATTTGAGATTCCGACAGAAGCTCAAGAATTAGTTGGTGAAGGTAAGAAGTACCAGAGTCCAGAAGAGGCTCTTAGATCTGTTCCTCATGCACAACAGCATATTCAAACTTTAGAGTCTGAACTTGCTGCAGTAAAAGAAGAACTAACTAAGAGACAAACTACTCAGGAACTTATAGATGAACTTAAGTCTGGAGGACAGCCTTCTGAGACGACCTCTCAAGAACCTATCCTTAATCAAGATAATCTTATGGCGCTTGTTAATCAAGCTTTAGATAATAAAACTATGCAACAAACTGCTACTCAAAATACTAAGTCTGTATCTGAAAAGCTTACAGCTCAGTTTGGTGAGGCAGCAGAATCTGTATATAATAAAATTACTAAAGACACAGGCATATCCATAGAACAACTAAATAAGCTCTCTGCAACTTCCCCTGGAGCTGTATTAAAGTTAGCAGGTATAGAGGAAACTAAAGCAACAGCTTTAAGCTCTTCTGGAAATGTTAATTCTGATGCACTACAGAACCAGACAGTAGATAATTCTGAGTTAAGTGCCCGAGTAAAACAGGGTGCAACAACAAAAGATTTAGCTGCTGCTTGGAAAATTGCAGGTGAGAAAATTAAATAAACATAATTTTATAAGGAAAATTAATTATGGCTAGTACTGCAAACACAACTGCGTTCATAGAAGCGCAACAGTATTCGCAGTTTATTCTTGATAATTTACATGACTATTTACTACCTGAAGGTATGTGGAGAGATGTAACAGACTTTGGTTCTGGAACAACTCTAAACGTTAAAACAGTTGGTACAGTCTCATTACAAGATGCAGCTGAGGATACGCCATTAAATTTCCATGACATTGACACGGGTACTCTAACCCTTTCTATTACTGACTACGTTGGTGATGCTTGGAAAGTTACAGATGACCTTCGTGAAGATGGTTCTCAAATTGACACGCTAATGTCAATGCGAGCTATGGAATCAACTCGTGCTCTTGGTGAAAACCATGAGACTAAATTTTTAAATGTAGCAAATGCTGCTCAAACTAATGCTGACGTTAACTTAGTTAACGGTCGTCCACATCGTTGGATTGGCGGAGGTTCTGGTGGTACATCTAGGAAAATTACTTTAGCTGACTTTGTAGCAATGAAGTTATCTTTTGATAAAGCTAATGTTCCTGCTGGTGGTAGGATTGCAATTGTTGATCCTATTGTTGAAGCTACTTTAAATGGGTTAATCTCTTTACAAACAGTTGTTGATAATACTCCGAATTTTCAGGGTATTTTAAACGAAGGTTTTGCAAGAGATCATAAATTTGTTAGAAATATTATGGGTTTTGATGTTTATACATCTAACTTCTTATTTGCTAGTACTGCAACAGAAGCTATTAATGCTTCTGCTTATAGTCTAGCTAATGATACTACAACTGTAGGTAATAAATCTAATGTCTTTATGTGTGTTGCTGATGACTCTTGTAAACCACTAATGCATGCATGGAGACGTGCTCCGCAGACAGAAGGTTGGAGAGATAATGAGGAAAGAGCTGATAAATATCAGGTTACTTCTCGTTATGGATTTGGTGCACAAAGACTTGACACTTTAGGTGTGATCATTACTGATCATGCTGAATACTAGGAGAATATAATGGGATACGAAGTCGGCGGTAAAAGAAATGTGGCTACTCATTATGGTCCTCGTACTACAGATGGGCAATATGGTGGTCAAGAAAGTTCGAAAGAAGGTTTACTTAAAACAGCAGAATGGGATTTTTCATGGTCCAATTTACCAGTTACTGGCACTACAGCATTAACTTTTAAATTACCAGCAAATTCCATTGTTCAATCAGCATTAGTTTATATTACTACTGCATGGGCTGGAACAAGTACACCAACAATGCAAGTAGGGCTCGTAGGAGCAGCTACAGATCCTAACGGATTTGTAGATGAAGCTCAGGGTACTAATGCATTGATATTAACTAAAGGTGCTGTTATTACAGGTGCAGGAGTATATATTGGTAAAACAGTAGGTACTTCAGACGCTGCTATAACAGTGACAGCTCAAACTGGTGCATTTACAGCTGGTTCAGCTAAGTTAAGAATTACATACGCTTATAACTAGGCTGTGTAATTAGTAATACCTCGGTGAGCCCTTCGGGGCTTACCCCTAATTTAACAAGGAAATAAAATGACAATTCAACATAATACTATTACTGGGAGTGACTTGCATGAGCCTAAAGGTGTAGCGGCAGCTGCTGCCAATAAAGTTTATGTGTCAAATGGTTCAGCATCAGGAGCTTGGTCAACACTGACTACAAGCACTATGGCTTTACCAAAAGGAAAGTTTCATTTTTATAATGTAGGTTCTCCATATACACATACATGGAATGCTTCACCTACTATAGTAGCACCAACAACAATAGCTTCTGGTTTAGGAAGCTTAGTAACAGAAGCAACTTCTGCACGATTAACATATACTGGAACTCTTACAGCCGTAGTAAAACTTGATTTTGATATTACAGTTCAACATGCTGTAGGTTCTGATGTTCCAGTATTAATAGCTGTACATAAGAATGGAACTGTTATAGCAGGTTCTGAATCTTATGCAGATGTAGTTACAGCAGATGCAACTCATATAGTTGGTTCTTGTATAGTCTCAGCAGCAACAAATGATTACTTTGAAGTATATGCAGATAACACAACGGGTGCTGGAGATATGACAGTTTCTAAACTAGCATTAACTCTAACATCAACTTAGGATAAATTATGGCTAAAATGACACTACTTGAAATGGTTCAGGACATTATGTCTGATATGGATTCTGATGAAGTGAATGCTATCAATGGTAGTGCTGAAGCTACCCAAGTAGCTAATATTATTAAGAGTACTTATTATAATATTATAGATGGTCGAGACTATGCTTTTCTTTATGAATTATTTAGAATGCATACTAGTGGAACTACAGATAGACCTACTCATATGAATTTACCAGATGATGTTATTGATTTAAAATGGATTAAATATAATACTAAAAAATTATCAACCGATAAAGATTTATATACAAAAATACCTTATAAAACTCCTGAAGAGTTTATGTATATTACAGATAAACGAGATAGTACAGATACAACTAAAATTAAAGTAGTAGCTGATTCAACAGGAATAAGTATAAATGTATTTAAAGATAGACCTCCTGCTTGCTTTACTTCTTTTGATGATGTAACTCTAGTATTTGATGGATATAATGCTGTATTAGAAACTAACTTACAGAATAGTAAATCACAATGTTGGGGTAAACGTTCAATAGCATTTACAATAGCTGATACATTTACTCCTGATTTACCTGTTCAAATGTTTACTTATTTGTTATCAGAAGCCAAGTCTGCTGCTTTTTTAACATTTAAACAAATGGCAAATGCAAAAGCAGAAAAACATTCTATAACACAGAAACGAAGAATGAGTGAGGAAGCCTGGCGAATAGCTAATGGTATTACTTACCCAAACTATGGTAGAAAGTCTAATACCTATAAAAAACCTAACTACTAGGAGATTATATGGCGAGTACTCAAAATACACCTGCCTTTATAGAGAAACAAAGGTATGGTAAAAAAAAGAAAAAA